GTGTCGAGCAGCGCGTACGTACCAGGCACACCGCTTGGTGCGAGCGCGCGATAGATGCGGAACTCCTCGAACTCGCCGACATCGATAGACGGCACCCACGTCAGGTCCACGCTGCCATCGAGCGGGTTAACGTCCGCCGACAGCGTTACGGTCGGCGCAATCAAGTCGTCCACGCCCAGCACCGCCGGGTCGACGCGCCACACCAAATCTGCTGTGCGCAGGTACAAATCGCCGCCGAGAATCGCCCAGTAGGTGAGCGTCTCGGGGAATAGGTAGCGTGACCAGCTCTGGTCCTTCACGCCGCCGTTCATGGTCAGCACGAATGCTTCGGAGCCTGTCTCGGTCTCGAAAATCAGCCAGTACTGGCCCATCGACGGCCAGAACAGCGCGAACGGGATCAGCCCGAGGCGGATCTTCGCGAGCACCAGCGGGTCGACCTGCAAGCCGAAGTACCCGGCCTGCAGATTCGTGCTGGCGCCGGCGATGCCGATATTGCGCACGCCCTCCGGCGTACACATAACAAGATCGTTGCTGACCGGCTGCACGGACTTCGGAAAGAGGCACGCGACCGGCGATGCGTCGAGGATCGCCATGTTGGTGGGGTCCTCGTCGATCTGCCACATCTGGTACGCCTCGGAGTTGAACGCCACGAGGTTGCTGCGGTACAGGCCCATCGCCGTGACCGGCGTCGCGCCGAAAGTGTTCAGGCCGAACGGGATGTAGCCCGCGTCCTCGGGCGTCGTCCAATCGAGCGGATTCACTGTCGCGGAGAACGCGATGATGTCCTCGTCCGCCGCGAAAATCTTGCTTGCGCCAATCGCGACAACTTTTGAGTTCGGCGCCTGCGTGACGCGCCAGTCCATCGCAGTCCACAGAATCGTGCCGTCGGCCACCGTGGCGTTGGGCGCTTCCGGGAAATCGGGCTCGTACTCGCCAGACACCAGAATAGGGGACGCCTCCCAAACTACTCGCGATGCGAATACCGCCTCCCACGTAACCTCGTTGTCTACTACCTGCAATCCGACAGACAGCGGCCACACGGGCTCGCTCGATCCAGAGAAGCCAGCTATGGCTTGCACGGCCCGGAAAATCAAGCCATCCGGCAGGCCGTTTACGATGGCGTCCCAGGTGCAGTTGTCAATCCAGAGTTCATCCCCGCCGCTCGTGCGGAAAGCAGAGACAGAGAAGCGCGCAAACGCCGCGCCGGCGGGTGCCGTTGCGCTGACGAGAGACTGCTTCCACGTCTGGTTCGAGCCGCTGTCAATAAGATTGCCGGGGGACGAGGAGATAAACTCGTCCGAAGAGTCATACCAGAGAACCTCGACGCGCGCGCCGGCATCTCCAGCGTCCGACTGGCCCTGCTGAACTTGGCAGTTCGCATTTATGACCTGGCCGGCCACCACTGCCGTCGCGTTGTTGTTGATCGCCCTCGCCTCGCCCGTCAGGTCCCACTGCAATGACCAGGTGCCCTGAAAGTGCGTGCCATTGCCGAACTCCCCGATGCTGAAGCCGGTCGCGAGCGTCCAGCCGGTGTTGCCGTCCTCGAAACCGCCGTTTGTAACTTGGTCAGGCTGCGACGGCGGCGTAGATGCGGGCTGCACCAACGCGCCGGGCGAGTAGATAGTACCGGGTTGCCAGATAGGAGTAGCCATTAGCGCCTCGGCCCGTTGCCGTAACGGTCGCGGATGCCGGGCGCGGGTAGTGCGGCCGGGTCAGGAGGCTCCGTGACGGACGGCGGATCGCTCGTGGACCCATCAGCGTCTTCGTTGATGCGCGCGCCGTCCTCTGTCGGCCATACCGGCTCCACCGTGCCGGAGCGCGGGTTGTCGCCCTGCGTATCGACGACGGTGTAGAAGAAGTCGTTGTAGACAGTCGGCTCGACGACATCGCCGACAGTGCGTAGCACGTTCGGCGCCCAGCTCTGGTTCGCGGGCAGCAATCGGCCTGCCTGATAGGCGAAGCCGTTCGCAACGCTCGGCACCACGATGTCGCCCAGCTTGTAGACATGCTCTGCCTGCCAAACGTCGCCGTCCTGCAGCCAGTAGTGAAACGTATCCCCGTTCTCGAAGGTCGCCACAACATACGGGAAGCCCATGAAAGGCGCCGCGAAATTGATTTCGTCGATCGGGGAAGTCGGGTCGGTCGGATGCTGAATGACGTGAAGCACGATACCGTCCGGCACGTCGACCGCGTGGTGCGAGAATACATGAAGCTCGCCGCGGAACGCCATCAGGCCCTGCGTCTCCCCGTCGCCAGCCGTGTTAGTCGGCAGCTCGTGCGTGCGGAAAGTGCCGGGGCGAATGATGATCGTCTTCGATTTCGAGACGTACGCGTTCACCAGATCGAACAGAGAATCTTCGAGAGCGCCGCCCTTGGTGCGCTGCCGATTGATTCCACCTTTTATGGTAGTTAGCGCGATGCTGCGATCTGCCACGCTACACCGGCGGGTTGAAGTCGACCATCACAGGTTCGACGGCCGGCGGGAGGCGATACGTGTTTGGAACGTACCGGCGAGTGAGGTGGTTGCCCGCGATCATGTCCCCGAGCATTTCGCGCGCGGACTGCTTCACGTCATTCGCATCGGGCTGACGGTAGTGCGCCTTCGCATCTCCCAGCGCCCAGCCGAACACCAGGTCCGAGTTGATAGTCGTCTTGTCCGTGTTTGCGACGAAGGGCTCGACGCCCATCTGGCCCTTGACCCACAGCTTGTACGCCGCGTTCGGAACCGGGAACACTTCAATGCACGAGCGAATCTCGTACAGCGTCGGCAGCCCTTCCTGCGCAGCCGTCGTGTAGAACGAGGGGTTGATGCCACAGCGCATCGGCATCCACATGCTGTTCAGGTCTTCCAACCACACGCCGGTGATGCGGTACGCGCGATCGTTCAGATGCTTGCCGCAATCGATGTCGCTGAATTCGGTGTCGCCGTCGTTGTCGAGAATGCCGAATAGCTGATGCCGGGCACCATCGTCCAGCGGTACAACCGCTCGGTGCGCAGCACCGGATTCTTCATGTAGAGCTGGTCCTGCGCGTCGCGCAGGAAGTCATCGAGCAGTTCAGCCATGCCCGGCGGGGGGTTCGTAGCCTGAGCCGAGTAGCCGAGTCGGCGCATCAGGCGCGTGCGCAGCTGCAGCAGCGTCTCGTTAGAGTTGCTGTCAACGCAATCGCAGTTGAAATCGGCTTGGCTCACGCGGGCTCCCGGTTAAAAGACGCCCCTGCCAGCCCGAAAGCTGGACAGGGGCGAAGTGTTCACCCACCCACGGATGAAATCGGATCTCCGAGCCCGGTCAGGTCGCCCTCGGGCGCTGCCGTGACCGCGGCGTTGATGGCCTGCTCGAGCTTCGCAACGCCGAGCTCGCCATACACCATGTGGACGAAAGGCGTGCCCTGCGAGCCGTCCTCGTTGCGCCCGCGGCGATAGCGATTGTTCAGGCGCGTGAACTCATCGTGCGCCTCCGGCGGATCGCGGTTGACCAGCTTGTCGCCGATCTCCGTGACCGCGTCCTCGCCATGCACCACTTTCAGGATCGGGATTTCCCAGGCCGGAAAGCTGTTGCGGATGGTGGCGCCTTCATTGCGCCGAATATCGACAAAAACGTGACGAATCATACTTGTACTCCGATGGGTGGGTAGAAACCTCACCACTTATCGCTAAGTGGTGAGGTTTTTGCTTTGGGCTCAGTTGCCGAGAATGACGATGGTGCCCGCGCCGTTCTCGATCGCCGCGTAGCGCGCCGTGATCTCGAACTCCACGGAGCAGCCGGCCGGAATGACCGCCACGGTGTCGAACGGGCCGGTGGACTCATCGCCGAGCTGCAGCGTGTCCGCCGAAGTGCCGGTGTTGATGGCGACTGCCGTGTAGCCGGGAAGGAAAGGCGCGGTCGTGCCGAGATCGGTGACGGCGGCGCCGGAAACGTATTTGGTACGCATGATTGATAGTCCTCGAAAATTCAGTGGTCCGAGGAGCGCCTTGCGGCGCTCCCCGGAGGCGTTACGCCAGAGCCAGAACGGCGTGCGCGTTGCGCTTGCCGGTCGTCAGGGCCGCTTTCGCGGTCAGAGCCCAGTAGTGGACGTAGCGGTCGTACACACGCGGGGGCCGACGCGAGATCATCCAGTGGCCCTTGATGGGGCGCAGCTTGATGAAGCGCGTGTTCAGGAAGTAGCACCGCGTGGCCCATGCCACGGTCGGGGTGTCCAGCGTGTCGAGCGTGTCGAACACCGGGTCCCAGATCAGTTCCACGCCCTTGAAGTACAGGCCCGTGTTGATGCCGTTGCCGACACCGCCATCGAGCGTGATGCCCTTCTTGTTGCCTTCGGCACCGCCGACCTGCACATGACGCTGAATCGCGCCGCCCGGCGAGCCGACCGCATCGCGATAGGCGTCGATGAAATCGGCGCCGCACAGGATGTAGTCAGGCGGGAAGCCGCCGTAGCGGATGCACGCGCGCCATGCGCGTTCCATCGCGTCGAGCACGCCTTCCGAGCTGTCTTCCACGCCGAGATCGGCGTAATTCTGCCACCACGCGTTGCTGGCCGCGATCGTGCCGACAGTGCCCGCGGTCGGGGACAGCGACACCAGGGCGTCAAGGCCCGGGATATCGAGGCTCGACTGCGAACCGTCACGGTGCAGCATCAGGTCGAAATTCTCGTCGAAGCCGAGCTTCAGGGTCTCGAGATTCTCTTCGAGCAGGTTCGTGAGCTGAACCTTCTCGTTGTCGCTCGGGGACTGGCCGCGCTCGTCGGTGAGGATGACGCCGTTCTGCGCCATTTCGTCTTCGTCGAGGCCGAAACCGTCATGCCACGAGCCCCACAGGAACTTCGCCTGGTTGACGGTGCGCTTACGGTTGTACGTGACCTGGCTGGAGCCGAAGTACGCCTGGAAGTTCGAATCGTTGCTAAATCGCAGCTGCTCTACGACATATTGCAAACCGCCGGTCCACTCCTTCTTGCCCTCGCCGAGCTTCTTGAGCAGCGGATGGGCGACATTGATCTGGTCCGTCGGGTCGTTCTTCAGGTAGAAGTCGAGGGCGAGTTTGCCCGCGTACGAAACCTGTTCTGCGGTGAAAGGCATTGTTGTGTCCTCAAAATGGTTAACGAAAACCGCTTTGAGGGGCATGACGCCTCGGACAATGCTACCGGGGAGCGGCCCCGGCGATCAGCTATCGGTCAAGGCGCGAATTTTGCATGCGTGCGCGCTCCTGTCAACACGAGTTGCGGGCGCGGATCAGTTCGTGATAACATTTGGGCATGCAAGAACTTACTGAACTCCCGTCTTCCCGCACTGCGGCCAAGGTTGCAGGCGCAAAACACTACTTCACCGGAAAGCCGTGCTCTAAGGGGCATCTGGCTCGGCGGCACCTCACCGGGACTTGCGTGGAGTGCGCCAAGGTGGCAGTCAAAGCGTGGGAAGCGCGCAACCCCGGTGAGTGGCGTAAGCGCGCCGCCGCTTACTACGCGAGGTACCCCGAGCGCGTGAAAGCGAACTCCGTGAAATCAGCGCGTAAGCGCATGGGTATCCCCGACGCACCTTACCTGAAGCCGTTGACCTGCGAACTCTGCGAGCGCGACACGACCGACGTGCAGATGCACCTCGACCACGACCACACTACCGGTGCGTTTCGCGGCTGGCTATGCAACCGCTGCAACTTAGGCTTGGGCAATCTCGGCGATACCGTCGCTGGCCTGGAGCGTGCGCTCGCGTACCTGCGGCGCGTCGGCAGTAGTTAGCTCCCACAGCACCCGCGCTACGCCGCCATTTCCGACGACATCTCGGATGCCCTTCAGCTTCACGCTGGACTCCGCCCAGCTCCCGCGAGGAGCTAAAGCCTTGACGCGGCGGAAGCCTGCAGCGCGCAACGACACGCCGCTCTCGTCGGCTTGGGTGTACGTGATGCAGCGCGTATAGCCCATCGCCTTCGCCGCTCGCCACACGGCGCCGTACAGCATGGAGTTTGCGTTCGGGGTGCCGTCCGTACATGTGCGGCTGACTTCGAGCGTAAACCCGTTGTCGAACGCTCGCGCCACGGGGCGCCCGGCCGTTGCGACACCGACGAGCGCGCCATCTTGCTCCAACCCTACGCCGAACTTCCAGCCGCGCGGCGGCTTATTGTGCCGATGGTGTTGGCTGACAAACTCGCTGGCTCGCGCCAGCGTGATCGGGACGATTCTCACGCGAAAAGCAAGCTGCGTAGGCCGAACACTGCCAACAGCAGGACTACAGTTAAGACCAGCATGGCGATGTCGACTTTATCTTGGGTGCTCATAGTTTCCTCAGTCCGCTTCCTATTTTCTCGTACTCGAAATGCGACAACGCGAGGCGCTGGCCGGGGCGCGTGTAGTCATCATTCGTCATCCGAAACGGGTTCGTGACTTCGCACAGCACCTCCCGGCATTCTTGCTCCAACCGAAGGCGATACCCGACCGGGCGGGGCGGCTTTGGCGTCTCCGCGGGGTCGTACTGCTTGAACCACTGCAGCAACGGCCCGGACATGGGCCGAATGTGCGCGCCGTTGCAGAACTGGCGCAGCGGAGCAACGCGCTCTTTCGCCCGGCGCTTCATCGCCGACTTCGGCGCTTTATGCTTCGGCGCTTTCGCACCGGCGTCGTGGAAATATCGCCGGCCGCCCTCCCACATATCGATGCCGGTCACGATGACCTGGCTCGCGCCGAGCGTCGCCGCGAGCGCAATAGCCTGCATGCCGGTGTTGCCGGCCATCGTCCAGTCGGGCAGCCGGTAGTCGGCCCAACTATGGCGGTTCACGATCGGCGCGCCGTACGGCCGGAGGATCTTCTCCATCGGCTCTTTCAGCAGGCAGTGGCGCTTGTCGACGTTGGTGACTAGATCGACTTTGAAGCGATCCTGCTTGAAGCCGTGTTCGTTGGCCGAAATCACGCAAGCTGGCGTCTCCTTGAGCAGTGGCAAGTCGCGCAGCACCGACGGGCCGCCGCCGATGACCAGAATCGGCTTGCCCTCCCAGCGGTGGAAAAGTTCAGTTACGAGGCGCTGCATTGTTCAGGACTCAGGTGACGCCATTTCAAACCGTGTGATCGCGCAGTGGCGTGAAGCGCGATGCGCGGCGCGACACCGGCGGTTTCAAGCAGCCACATATACGCGCCGAGAAACGTCGGCCCGTGATCTTGCACCCGCGCGCCGAAAACATCGTTGACTATGAGGTGCGCTGCTTCGTGCAGCGCAGTCGCGACGTTCTTGCCTTTGAGCGAGAAGCTAACTACCCGCTTCTCGACATCGCACCAAGGGTAGCTCTTGCCGGCATGCTGCCCGACACGCGGTGCCGCGATGCCGAACTGATCGCACGCCCAGCTTATCGCCGACCGGCACTCGGTGAGGGTGAGCTCGGCGCGGTTCCACGCTTTCCAAGAACCCTCCCAGCGATAGACTGCGTCTTGTTGCGGATCGCTTTCGCTGCGGCCCGCAACTTTTCGCGTCTTCGCAGGCACGCCGAGCACGCCATTACTCGAATGCGCCGTTGACGGCCTCGAGCATTGTCTTCGGCTGCTTGGAGCTGGAGCCCGAGGGCACCTTGTTGCCGCGCAGCGGCTGGTTCTTCGGCAACTGCTTGCCCGCCGCCTTCGCGGCAGCCGGAACCTGGTCGTATGCCGTTTTGAAGGCTTTCGCCCACTTCGCTGGCGGCAGATCCGGCAGCATGCTCTGGAGCATCCCCACCACGAGTCCCGCCTTGCGCCGGTATTCGGCAGGACCGTCCTTCGCGGCGAGCTGTTTGCCGAGCGTAGTCAGCGCAGCCTTGCCGGCCGCAGTGGCCTGAGCCTGCTGCTGGGCGCTTTGCTGCGTCGTCTGCTTGACCTGCCCGAGCTTCGTCTGCGCCGCGGCGCGGTTGCGCTGCTTGGCGATTTCGACCGCGCGCTCGGGCGTGATGAGCTTGTCGTTGACTTCCTTGAGCAAATCGGCGTGAGTCGCAAGGATATCCTGGCCCGGCATCGGCTCGCCGAGCAGCTCCGCGAGCGCTTTCATCTCGCCGCTCAGAATGTCCCACGCTTTTTGCAGCCCTTCGTAGGTGCCGCTGTTGTAATTGCTGGCGTACGTGAGCAGATGGCCGAACGTCTGTCCGTTCATGCCGGCGCCAGTGATCTCGCCGATGAGTTCGTTGTACTGCGTCTCGACGGTCTCGCGCGCGGATGTCTGCTCTTTGAGCTTGTCCACCACATGCTTGAAACGCTCGGCGGTCGACTGCAGCGTGCCGCGCGGGAGCGGATCGTTGACGGGATCGGTCTCTTTCGGTGATTTGGCGGCAGCTTTCGCAGCGGCCTCTTCTTCGGTCTCTTCCGCTTCTTCGCCTTCGGTGGCCTCTTCGGCTTCTTCGCCTTCGGGGGCTTCTTCGCCTTCCGGCGTTTCCTCGGCTTCTTCGCCCTCGGGGGCCTCCTCTTCGACGATCTCCTCTTCAGGGGCGTCGTCGGACGGGAGACCGGCGTTGATGGCGTCGAGCAGGCTTTCGCCTTCGTTCTCTTTGGGCATGGGTGGTTCTCGTCAGGGGTCGTTAGAGTGGGGGCGGCGCGCCTTGCGCAGCCGGATTGTTCACTGTGCCGTTCCCGACAGGCGGGGCCGCGCCGGGAAGTGCGGAAGTTGCCGGAGCACCGGGCATACCAGGCAACATCGGCGGCGCGGCGCCCGGTGCGAGTATGCTCTCCAAGGTGAGGCGGTCGTCAAGTCGTTTCAGCGTCTCACGCAAAATGTTTTTCAGCGTCTCAGCCATGCCGATGTCGCCGGTCTGTTCCGACAGGCGAATCTGGGGCACGAGTTCCATGATGAGCGGCAGGAGCGTCGCCCACGTTTCCTTGTCGGCTTGGGCGCGCGGCTTGCCGGTGGTGCCGGCCTCCACTTCCACTTCAACGAGCGTGAGCACGTCTTCAACGTCCATGCCTTCCGGCCAGAACGCGAACGGGCCGGCGAGGCGCTGCACGTCGCGCGCCGTCAGGCCCTGCACCGCAATTTCCAGCGTGTACTGGGCGAATTCGGTCAGCAGATCCTCTTCGGTATCGCGATCGGCGTTGGTGCGCGATGCGAACCCGGACTGCTGAATGTCTGCCTCGGTAGCCGTGTTGGCGCTCGATGAGCCCGAGGCTTGCGCTTCCTGGACACCGGTGACGACGTTCATGTCGTACAGGATATCCGTGGTCGCGAAAATGGCGGGATCGATGTTCGGCACGGGCTTCGCGGTCATGATGTCGTCCATCTTGACGCCGGGCGTCGTGGTGCGAATGCCGACCATCTCAAGCTCAGTGCTGCTCTCGAGCTTCTTGACCTGCTCGACGTCCATCTCGCTCGAGTTGAACACGATGCCGGGGATGGAGCGCTCGCGAGTCTTACGACCACTGGAGCGGCGCGAGCTGTACTCATCCTGCAGCTTCCACGTACGGTCGACGAGCGACTGCGGATGCCGCGCGCCATCAACTTCGAACAGCGCCAGTTGGAAAAACGGATAGTAGCGCGACGCAGCGTGTTCGGGCGGGTAAGGCTCGACCGCCCAGCGATCGATCCCGTCCACGAACGTCTTGACGTTCATGTCACGGTGGTCCCAGAACTCGACCACTTTCACGAATTTGACCGCAGAGTCTTTGCCGCCGGTGACGCCCGAGCCCTGGCCGACGTTGTCGGTGGCCTTGACGTAAGTGCCTTCCGGGATGGCGAGCTCCGGGGATGCGTAACCGTCCATCGGCTGCACGTTTTTCTGCGTCTCGCGCTGAACGTACTCGGCCGCGGTGCCCCACTGGGCGTCCTTGATGCGCGGAAAGCGCGCTTTTGCGCTGTCCTTCTCGATGTACAGGTCGTGCGACAGCCAATCGGCGTCGCGATAGTCAGCAAGCGTCGGCACGTCCAGGCTGACTTGCATGTCATCGGCGCGAATGAAATCGATGCACTGGCCGCGCTTTACCATCAGTTCGACGCGCTTTTCGAGCCCGGCGATCTGGAATTTCAGCTGCTCCAGCGTGAGCGCCTCGTCGGTGTCAGGCTGCAAGCCCGTCAGGTCGTCCTGCAACTTCTGGATGCGCTCCAGATTGTCGCGGGCGTCGGAAAGCTCTTTCTCGACGAGCGGATTTCGGCCCTGCTCGGAATAGATGTACGATTTGAACCAGCCTGGGCCGACGGAGAGCGAGGAGCGCAGTACGCGCTTCATAACGCGCTTCAAAGCGGCCTTCTTCCACGACTTGCTGATGACGATTTGCGCCGTTTCGGCGAACCGCGCGGCGTCTTCCTGCTCGAGCGGCTCGGCGCTCTGCGCCGCGGGCGGCGCGACCGGCATCGGAGGCGGAACGCCCGGCGGAACGCCCGGCGGGCCGGCGAAAGCGGTAGCAGGATCGGCCATCGGATCGGCCAAAGGTGGCGCCATCGGGTCGATTGGCGCTGCGAGAGGATCGACAGGCGCCGCGAGGGGGTCGACCGGCATTCCAGGCAGCGCGCCCATCGGCGGCATGACGGGGGCTTTCGGAGACGGCGGGGCGACGTGCGCCGCAGGGCGCGCGCTTACGTCCGGGTCTTTCGCATACAGGAAAGACGAAATGATGTCGATGAAGGCGCCGATGATGTTCGCATCGGAAGCCCATTTCGGATTCGAGTTGCCGGCGGCGTAACGCCGATCGCGCGCGTATCGGTGGCGCTGAGTCTTGTCAAACGCGCGGGCGGTGTCGTATTCCTTGACGGTCTTTTTGACCGCTTCGAGCTCGCCTTCCGGGATAGCGTCTTCGCCGTCGCCCATGCGAACGCCTTGGTCAACGGCGCCGGCCAGGCCAGCGGTCATCTGCTCGGGGGTAACACTCATTCGCGCATCCTATCAAGCCAGTCCGCGGTCTACAACAGCACGTACGATGCGAAAGAACGGTTCGTCGCCCCAATCGAGCAGCGCGGTGTTCACTGCAATAAGCACTATGCGGCAGTTTACCTCGCTGTAGTCGCCGCCCGCGATGCGCCGGTCTATGGCCGGCCCGTACGGATTGCGGGGGTCCCGCGACGACGCTTTCAGGTCGAACGGTAGCCCGGTGATTTCGCAAGTGCCGCGATCCAGCGCAGCTTTAACCCACTCTTTCGTGAGCGAGAACTTAACTCCGGTCGATACGGCCCGCTTCTTGGCGCGCGCCACCATATAGCCTGCGCGCACTCCGGTGTCCGTCTCGTAACGCTGTCTGAACTTCGCTCGAAATACCGGATCACTGCGCCTGCGCTTTTCGTCCATCTTTCGACACTCTTTACACCAGCACGCATCGCAATCGTAGAAATCCGCGTGTGGCGTCATCTCTTGGCAGTTGGTGCAAATCCGCGCCAGTGTTGTGAAATCCATGAAGCGGGGCCTCTATAATCCCAAGGTTTTATCGGGCCGTTGAACTGTACCAGCCGCGCATCTTTCGGCAGACCGTGATCGGCGCCGAGATCGCGAATAGAGTACAGGCCAGATTGACGACTCCAGACCGGCACTTTATCGGCCAGCTTGAAAGAGAGCCACGCCTGGTCCGATCCGCGGAACCCCGCGGCGCGTGCTTGCGCAACGGCCGCGTGAGGGTTCTTTATGAAATCGGTCCAAACCTTTGCATGTGCGCCCGGCGTGTATAGATAAAGGCCCCCGCCTATGCGGGTCTGCTTGCCCCAGTCGCGGAATGGCCGCCATCCCACGAATGGTTCGCTGCGGTCAACGATCGGCGTCAAATCATTCACGGGGACCATATCTATGTCACCGAGAAGCACCCTTTCGCTCAAGTATTCTTTAGCTTCGTCCGATTGCGCCCACAGCCGGCGATAGCAGGACGGGAAGCGATTGCCCTCGGGCGAGCGGATTTTGCCGGCGGCGAGCGCCGCAGGCGGCGTCTGAATTACCGTGACGTGCTCGCTGAACCCTTCGGTGTCGTCCGTGATGCAGACGAAGCGGTGCGGGATCGGCAGGTGCGCCTTAAACAGCTCACAAAGCCGGTTAACGTGCTTTGCTTGGAAGAAACGCGGCGGCGACGGGGCGCCGCGCGGCAGGACCGGCTTCGGCGGAGGCGGCAGCGTCTTTCCGGCGGCCAGCAGCATTTTAGCGCGCCGGCCGGATATCTGCAGGTCGTAACGCACTTGCGGCACGATAACAGGGCCGATGTTGCGAGTGCCGCGCGAGCCTTGAAGATGCGGGTCGTGCCACATCCATACGAGCACGTCAAGCATCGTCTAACAGCTTCGCTAGGAAGCTTCCCCCGCTACCAAAGTCGATTGCCTGGATGCCGTGCTTCGAGAGCCGGTTCGCCAAGCAGGTTGCGGTTGGGCCGCAGGCGAGAATCGCGATGTCCGGGCCGTTGCGCAGAAGCTGTTTGTGAAACCAGTCGATATCCGCGTATGCGCGCGTGCGTGGGCACTCTACGTGGTCGATCATTGCGGCGCCCGTTAGTGCGCGAAGCGCCCCGCTGGTCGGCTCGCACAAGATCGCTACGCGCTTGCCGGCCCACAGCTTCCGAAACTCGAGCGCGTATTCGCGCGTGCGAATCCACGGCGCGGAATCCGGGCGGCTGATGAGTGAGGAGTAGTACTCAACATCCGGCGAGAGCACCTGCTTGAAGCGCTCGCGGTGGCGCAGCATGGAGGCGTACTTGGGGCTCTCTTTGTTGTACGGCCAGATGCCGACGAGGCAGCGTTTATGTGGATTCGCTATAACCTCGTTCAGCTCGCGCGCCATCTTCCGATTAGCGGGCTCGCGGATGTACTCGTTGCCGGTCATCATCTTGAGCTCGCCGTCGCCGAACCGCGCGATACTTAAGCCCTGCTGAAGTTTCTTGAGCGTCGTCCACTCGTCGTGAACCTTGGGGTATTTGTCTACGCTCATAGCAGCTTCACGCTGCCGGTCATCGCCAGCCAACTGTCGATGCGCGCCGTGTGGGTGGCAGACAGCTCGAACGTAGCGGAACTAACTACTCGCGGCGGCTGGTACTTGGCTTCCACGCGGTTTCGCACCGCGTTCAGTCGGCCTGCGATTTCCGGGATCTTGCGCGCGTCCCACATGACTTGCAGAAAGCTGATGTACGCCATCGTGCCGCTGTCGAGAAGGTCCGTGACGATGTCGAGTTCCGCGCCTTCGACATTCAGCTTCATCCACGCGGTATCGCCGGGATAGATGTTGTCGCGCAGCCATTCGGCGGCGCTCACGAACGTGCAAGAAATGTGCGTTTCAGGGCGTCCGGGGCGCTTCCACAAGCTCGCACCTTGGCTGCCTGGATCGTACAACTCTGCCGCTTCGTCGCGGTCCCACAAGCCGTACGGCACGATCTGCGTACGCTGGTCCGCGAGTTTCGCGAGCATTTTCTGGTGTTCATGCACCGGCTCGAAGCAGACTATGCGGTCGAAATCCCAACGCTTCGCCGCGGCGAGCGTTTGGCCGGTGTGCGCGCCGACGTCGAGGAAAACTTTCATCAGAGAGCGTGGCCCCATGCCGCGCCGCGTTTTATGCGGCTTACCGCAGCTTGCCCTATCCCGTACGCCGCCGCAATGTCGTACTGGTTGAGCCCTCGATCAAGCGCAACACGAATGGCGCGGACTTTCGGTTCGTCCAGCTTCGCGCGACCGTTTGCAGCGCCTACCGGCGCCGTCCCGTGAATCTTTCGGTCCTGCTGGTTTTCGAGCACCGTACCGTAAGTCAAGTTCGACAGGCAGTTGTTAGACGAGACGCCGTCTCTATGGCGCACTTCGTGATCCTCAGGTGGCGGCCCGACAAACGCCAGCAGTACGAGCTGATGCACGCCGAACCATCGCGGTTTGGCGCCGCGCGTTGCGCGCAACTTTACCTGCAAATGCCCGTAGCGGCCCTTTTTACCTTTGAGCAAAACGCCGGCCTCGTTGTTGAGGACTACGCCGGTGTCCGACACCAAGTACCGCGGGAAGCCTGGAACGCTGCGGTACTCCATCACAGGACTCTATGCCAAGGTAGCGGCAGCGCCTCTTTCGGATCAGCGCGCAAAGTGCCGTACTTAGCCGTGATATCCCGCTTGCGTTTCTTGAACGCTTCGGGCGAGCGCGGTAACGTGTGCTCACTGGAATCCGGAACGGAGTGGCGCGTGTGAACGTGCAGTGGGAACTCGATCATAGCCGGCGCGCCGTTTGCGCGCTCCATCTCTTTCAAGAACGGTGTGCCGCCGCCGAGAACGCCGGAAAAGCGCGTATTGTAGCCGCCCGCCTTCCAGAACGCTTCGGGAGTGCAAAGGTAACTGTCGATGTGCGGGTGGATCCTCGCGAATGTGGCGTGCGGATTCACTTTGTCCTTCTTTCGCGTCTCGTCGGCCGCGCCGACACGGAAGCGCTCGAAGCGATACCACTTCGACGCATGCAACTGCGCAGCGCACGCGACTAGTTGCGCAGCGCTGTCCGGCGGCAGGACGTGGTCCGTGTCGACATGCAGCACCCACGGCGTCGTCGCCATCTTCGTACCGAGATTGCGGGCCATGCCGCGGTTCCACGGCACGTCTTTGTCGATGCGGTACAGTTGAATGAATCCCGGATCTGACAAGCGCGCCATGTTGTGATACGCATAGTCGCAAATTACGGGTTCCGCCGGCTCCGGGCTGCAGTCGTCCACGACGATAAAATCTATGGCGTACTGCGCATCTTCCGAGTACGTGTTCCACGTCTCTAGCTGCTTGCGCAGCATGTTCGGTTGCCGGTAATACGGCACTACCATCGTAATGAGCGCGCTCAACTAACTATTTCCCACAGCTTGTCCAGCGCCATCTGCTTGTGCCGGCATTTCGCCGCCATCAGCAGGTCGCTGAAATCTTCCCAGCGCAGCAGCCGACCGCAGGCGTTTTCATGCACCGCGAACACCTTCGCGATTGCGGTCTTCATCAGATCGCCGCCGTAGGTGAGCTCCTCTTCGAGCTTCTCGCCGGGGCGCAGGCCGGTCTCGATAATCGGCGACGTGACCGGAAATTCATCCTGCACTTTCAGCGCCATGTCGTACATATTGACCGGCGTGCCCATATCGAGTACGTACAAACCTGATCTGGGCAGGGTCGCCGCGCCGAGCGTGAGCTCGACCGCATCCGGGATCGACATGAAGTAGCGCGTGCAGCGCTTGTCGGTGAGCGTGATCGGCTTGCCTTGGGCAATCTGTTCGCGCCACAGAGGCAATACCGAGCCGCTTGAGTTCAGGACGTTGCCGAAGCGCACGGTCGTGAACTTGGTCGACGATCGAGTAGATAGAAGGTTGACGAAAAGCTCGCACGCGCGCTTCGTGGCGCCCATCACCGATGAGGGCTTCACGGCCTTGTCGCTCGAGATCAGCACGAACTGCTTGACACCGGCGCGGCTCGCCGCGTGCGCAAGCTCGATCGTGCCACCGACGTTGTTCTGGATCGCCTCGATGGGGTTTTGCTCGCAGAGCGGCACGTGCTTGTGCGCGGCGGCGTGGATCACGATGTCAACGCCTTCGCAGGCTGCGGCCATCGCCTTGCCGTCGGTGACGGAAGCGAGTACCGCCTTGAGGTACGTGCGCTTACCGCCCGCATCCAGTTTGTCGAAGCTGTGGTTTATGCGTCGGCCGTCAGCAGCTTCGTGCGTAGCGAGTTCTTTTTCTACCGCGTAAAGCGGCAGTTCGCTGTGCCCGACCATTCTCAATTCTTGAACCGAGAATCCGGCGAGCTTGCGGCAAATTTCCGAGCCGATGGAGCCGCCCGCGCCCGTGACGAGCACGACTTTGCCGGCGAAGTGGCTTTGTGGGTGGGTCATGTTTTCAACCTCGCGGCTTTGGTGCCGCTTGATGTTTGCAGCCTAACACTACTCGCGTTCGGATCGCTAGTCTCCACGAGGTACACTGCATAAACCGTGCCGTTCTTATTAATCCGCGGCGCGCCGCCCATGCCGGTCGGCGCATCGGCCGCGGCCACCAGGCATAGCTCGCGCACCGCAGCATTGTAGAACGTGCGCAGGCCGGAAAACTGCGTGGGGAAATCTGGCGGCGGCCCCGGCGACGTAAGCGGGTTGCGCAGCACGAGCGCCGTTGGCAGCGCGACCGGCTGCAGATATATCAGTGTGCTGGCAACAACCGCGGCCACCGACACTGCGCGCAGCACAATCGTGTTAGGGCTCGCGTGCCCTTCTCGAAGATATATCGTGGTCACGACCCGTCTACGTTCGTCGGCAGAATCGTGTTTACCGTGGTGCCGGCGATATCAGGCGAACCGGGCTTGTAAGCCGCTAGATAGTGCGCGGTGCCGGCGGGCGTATCGGTCGGCAGATTGTATGTGCCGTCGAGATTCGACTGCACTTCCCCGACATAGGCGTCGGTCAGCGTGCGAAAGCCTTGCACGATAGCGCCGGCCGATGGATTCGAGTCTTCGTCCAGACACTGCCCGCGAATGAACCGCGTGGTCTGCGTACCTTCGCCATCGCAGCTGTAGGGCTCGTACAAGTCCGGGAAATTCATGCCGCGCTGCGTAGCGCCATCCATGTTGACATCCGCGTTGCCGACTCGACAGCCGTACGACCACAGGGAGTACCAGCAGTTGCGGTCTTTCCGGGTCTTCGGACTGCGCTGCTGGTAACTCCATTTCGGTTCAGCCGCCGCATCCAGAAAACTCGGCTGCAAAGCGCCCGACCTGCTACTCCAGCCGCCGCCGGTGGCCCCCGCCGTGCCGAACCTCAGCTGAACGCCCACTACATCGCGTCCGCTAGCTCGTGGCGCGCGGCCAGCAGCTGTTTCTCCTGCGGCGTGCCGACGAGTGCGGTGTCGTGCGCAGGCACGATGGCGGCTTCGCCGTGCGTGATCTTTCGGCGCGCGTAGCTGCTCCGGAGGATATCCCGCGCCGTGTCTAGCATCGCGAGCGCATAGTTCAAGTCGGTCAGCGATCCGCCCACCGACATGACGCCGCTGCGATAGCACTTGATCTCAAGCGACGACACGACAGTGTCGCCGTGCAGATCATCCATGTTCGCCGGGCGGCCCACTATTCGTCTACCACCGCGTGAACGTCGACAACCGCGCTGTTCGCGGTGATGTTCCACGCAACTATCGCTTGGCCGCCCGCGGGGAGCACGATGCCGCGCGGGAACGTGTACACAATCGCCGCACCGACGAGCGCGGCCAACGAGAACCGGCGGAAAAAGTTAGCCGGCACCGTGGGAGCCGTGCCGAAGGCGACTGCACCCTGGGTAAGCCCGGTAGGGCGCCCTTCATCTTCGGCCAGGAACGCTACGCCGCCGGTGAGCGTCGGGGTGTTCGCCGAGCGGCCGAGACCGACCACGCACGCTGTCGCCGCGCCGTTGAAGTACCCCCACTCCATGAGCGCGGCTTCATTGGAGGCCGGGGACAGGAAACCGTGGGATGCGGCGGCGATCGTGGTAACGGTCGTGCGCTGCGCGAGTGAGTAAATTGCCATAAAACCTCAAAGGTCTGTGCGGAGCCAGATTTGCCCCACGGTAGGTGAAACAGGGTCGGCGGTCAAGTTCTCTACGCGAAACGATGTGGCCTGTTGGCCGCTGAAGTTCACCGCCGCCGTCGGCGCCGCAAGTTCGTCGAGCCGGATGGGGTCGGCTCCGCCGAGTTTGTGTCGGGAGGCGTGGACGAGAGGAGCGCTTGCCGCCTCTGCCGCCGCAGCAGCGCCCGTGGCGTCATACCGTGCGTCCCCGTCGGCTCGGGTGAGAACGTCGGTAGCACTGGCAACGCCGAGCGCTCGTTTGGCAAAAGCGTCGGGGCCGGTCTGTTCGACGAGACCCGCGGTTGCATTAAGTCCTGCGAGGGCGGTGAGGGTGGCGTCGACTGGCTGGCTTGCGGCTTGGGCTGCAGCGGCGGCGCCGATCGCATCGTACCGGGCATCCGCGTCCGCGCGCGTAGGGACGCTAGTAGACGCTGCGACGCCGAGCGCTCGTTTGGCGAAGGCGTCGGCACCGGTCTGCTCCACAAGACCGGCCGAAGAATCGAGACCAGCCACGGCGGTAAGCGTCGCGTCCAGCCCCTGATAGGCCGCATTACCCTCAGCCGCAGTGAGGTACTGAGGATGCGGATCGATAGCAGCTTCGTGCGCCGCCATCGACGCAATAGCTGCCCCAATCGCGTCATACAGTGCATCGGCTTCTGCCTCTGTCAGATAGATTGGGTGCGGATTGGCCTCCGCGACGTGTTCGACCACCGCTTCTGCGGCACCGGCGTCAATCGCCGCGACGAGCGTCGCCGATCCCGAGACGCTGCCTTCTATATCCGCCCACGTCACGGGCGTTCCGTCGCCGCCGGTGATCTGGCTCCAGCCGCCCGCAGTCTGGATGTACAGCTTATTGCCGCTCGAATCGACGTAAATCGACCCGACTAGCGCCTCCAAGTCGCCGGGCGCCCCGGAACCTACGTTCAAGCTCGGTGTGACGCCTTGAAGCGCGCCGGGGTTCGCAAACCACGTAATGCTGGGGAGCAGACTCATTCGCGCAGCCTAATAGAACGCTCGAATCAACGCCAGCGCAGCTTCGGCTTTTCCTGCTCCTGCCACTCGAGCCATTCGACAGAGCCGAACACCGGCCCTGGCGTGCGCGCGGAGCCCGCGGGCACCCGGCCGACCGGAAATTGATCCATCGCCCGGCCGATGAGGCCGCACACGTCCGCGGCGTCGTCGTAGCGTCCTGCGGGCAGCGCCACGAGCTGTTGCACAATGCGCCGGCTGTTGGCGGTGTCCCTGAAATGCACGGAGCCAGAGTGCCAGAGCTTCTCGCCCTGCGGCCCGCGAAGCATGCTCTCGCCGCCCGAGGCCGCGCGGCCTTGGAACGAGGCGCACTTCGCCAGTTTGTCGGCCATCGAAGTGATCGCGCGCCGGTCGCAGTAGATGTTTTCCTGCGCTTGGTTGCGCTGGCGCATGCGCAGGTTGAACAGCGGCCCCATCGCCTTGTCGATGACCCCGCCCTCATTGAACCACATCGTCGTCTTCCACTTCTTCATCATATCGATCGTCTGCTCGCAGGAGACGCCGGTGTTGCACTGCTTGCTCCACCAATCCACTTCCCACAAATCGCCCTGCGGATCGACGCCGAAGATGCCGAGCTCGGTGAAGTCGTTGCGCCCTTCCGTCACCGCGTAGTCGCCCGCTCCGACGTAGGCGAGATACGGCGGCTCGGTGCCAGGCTTGTAGAAATCGAACATTGATTCCGCGAACCTGTCGCTGCCTTGCGGCGTCGGGCGCTGCTGATAGAGGCTCGACCAGGTGCGCGCGGATTCCGAGCCCTGCGCGTGCTCGAACATCGCCCAGTGCTCGGGCGGGTAGTACTCGGGCCAGATGTACTCACCGATTCTGCGGCCCAGCGGATCATCGCTGCGCTCGCATTTCGCCGGGATATTGAGCACTTCCCAATCCAAGCCGTCCTTGCACCGGATAATCCCCGACCGGCCGTCGTAGTCTTCCGGCAGGATTCTTCCTGCGATGTCGTCCTCGTGCCAGCGTGTAAGCACCACGATTCCCCACGCATTCGGCAGCGAGCGAGTGAGCAGGTCATCCTTGTAGGCGTTGTAGCAGTCCTGGCGCTGCGTCTCGGAGTCGGCCTCCTTACGCCCGGAGAGCGGGTCGTCAATTATCCAGCCGTTCGCGCGGTTGCCGGTCAAACCGCCGGTCAAGCCCATCGCCAGCATGTTCGATTCGTTATCGAGCAGCCAGTCCTTCTTGGCGTTCTTGGCGAGCTTGCAGTCATCACCAAAAATGAGCCGGTAGTCTTCCTGCTCGACGATGAACTGCGCGCGTCCGCTCTGCCGCTCGGCGAGATCCCCTTGATAGGCGGTGAGCATGATGCGCGAGCCCGGGAACTTGCCCATGTACCACGTAGCGCCGACGCAGTCGACATAGAGCGACTTGGCGGCGCCGGGCGGTAGCATGATGATAGCCCGGCCCATTGGCTTCAACATCGTGCGCTGGATGCAGGAGAGGAGCACGGCGTGATGGCGCGCCATGAAGTTCTCTGCCGGTCCAAGCAGGTCTTCATCCGGGTACATCGGCGCGTTCGGCACCGTGGGCATCTGGATATTCAGGGCGAAGGAGTGCAGCGATTCCTGGCAGCGCTTGCGCCGGAGCAGCTCGCGCGCGACATCAGCTTTGCGAAGCATGGGTGGGTGAGTGAGCCGGCGCGGCTACGGCCGCGGGGGCCGGATTGGCGGGGGCGTCATTGCACGCTCACCACAGCATCCGATGCGAGCGCGGCCTGCAGGTCGGCCAGCGAGAGCGTGCGCGCCGACTCCGCATTCGCCGACACGTCTATCTCCACCGACTTCAATCGCGGCAGCGAGAACTCGGCGAGCGCCATGATCTGATCGAGATACACCTTCGGATTCTCCTGGTGCAGCGCGGCGAGGGCCGACTGGATCTGCGGCATCTCGAGCGCTAGCAACTGCGCCATCTGATGACGCATTCGCGCCTTGCTGACGTTGTTGATGCGCCCGAGCGTCATCGCACCCGGCGCGTCCGGCTTCACCAGGGACTTCTGCATGTGCTCCTCGGGCGGCATGTTGCCGAACTCATTGAGCTCGCCGCCGACCAGGTCGGAGAGTGTGGGCTTCGTCATGAACCTAAAATAGCGCGTCGGCTTGTTTTAGGTCAAGCCGAGCACGAAACACTAGAAACGGGATAACACGAAACCCTAGAAATAGGGTAATGGCGAGCGGCCAAGGACTCGAACCTCGTTTCGCGGCTTTGGAGGCCGCAGTCTTGCCCGGTAGACGAACCGCCCGTGTCCGCAGTGTAGCGATGTGGCCGATAAGGGGCAAGTATCGGCGCAAGCGGTACGCATCTAAGCGCGTACTTATACGCGTAAGTGCTTGAAAAATAAAAATTTTTACGCAAATCGGCATTCAGGCTCGCGCGTTTCAGATGACCACCCCCGGGCGGAGTCCCAAAAGGGGGCCCCTCGAGCGGGTGGGTGGGGGTGGGGTCGCAGCCTGGCGAGCGTGACGGCGCGCACGCTACTGCGCATAATCCTTATTATGTTATTCGTAACGCTATGATGCGCAAGGCTTTATTGCGTTGCAGCGTGGATGATAGCGCTATCAACAGTGATATGCGTCACGGTTCGCGTGTGCGCCTAAGTATGTACTTAGACGCGGGCGAGCCCATACGGGTGAAAGCGGGCTGGCGAACACGCGACCGGCGCTGAGGCACTAATCCGTGTTCGATTGTAAACCGTTTCACTTATACGAGGTTTACCGTCTAAGTCCGTTTCCTCTACTGTCGCGCCACTGTCTAGGCCGACTTATACGCGCTAACCCCTTGATCCTTGCGCGTTTCGCCCTTAAAATTCTCTTGCGCCTAATATCCTACATCTCTCTTCTTAAGAGAGAGAGAGAGAGAGAGAGAGTATATAATATAAGGGCCACCCAATCACAACCGCCCAAAACCCGAGGCAGGATTTGGAAACTTTCAGATGTAGCTGTACAGACTTGCATTTACTAGCGCACCCGTGCTCTAATGCATCCATGCGCTATCAAATACCCACAGATGCAGAGTGCGCCGACATCCTCACAGATGCGGAATTCCAAGCCTGCCCCACAGAGCGAGTCGTGATAGAGCGCGCTCGCGCTAAGGCCTGGGCCGACCACTGCGCTTCGGGCCCCTCCGGACAGCTGCGCGGACTGTCTCAAGGCTCGATAGGAGATTCCGTCCTGCTCGGCGGCTACACGCAATCGCGACAGGTGTCTTCTCTGGTCGCTTCCGTAAGCATCAGCGAGAGTGCGCAGTTTCGTTGCAGCCTAGAGCGATCACTGATAGACGGCGCAGTCACCGGCGTGCGCGTTACGCTGGTACGTTTCACCAAGTGACGCTCAACGTCACAAGTGACGCGCCGCGTCGCACACTGACAATTTTCGTCACCATGCACCGCACCAACTAACAAGCCCGCCCGCTGAATCACTGGCACGCCTATTGCAGTATCTTCACCAACGAACCCGCAACGAGGAATCAAGACAATGAGAACCCTTCACATCAACCAGCTACGCGCCATTGGCGCATGCTCAGAGCAAGTAGACCTTTTTCGCTCCCTGTTTGGCGAATCGGTCGACGTCACCGAGGCCCTGTGCGCGAAGCACTCCGGTAAATTCGATTGGCGTTTCGCCGCCAAACTACTTTCACCCCAAGGACAGGCGGAGTACAACCGCGTGACCGGCCTCGCGTGGGCGGAGTACAACCGCGTGACCGGCCTCGCGTGGACGGAGTACGACCGCGTGACCGGCCCCGCGCGGACGGAGTACGACCGCGTGACCGGCCCCGCGTGGGCGGAGTACGACCGCGTGACCGGCCTCGCGCGGGCGGAGTACAACCGCGTGACCGACCCCGCGTGGGCGGAGTACGACCGCGTGAACGGCCCCGCGCGGGCGGAGTACGAGCGCGCGTGCGGCCTCGCGTGGGCTCGCCTGTACATTGCGGAGGGTGGGAAATGAACTACCACGATTACAACGACCGCAAGGGCCGTGACTCGCGTATTCGCGTTGAGATCAACCAGGCCGAACGCACCCGCGCCGCGCAGCCCTTCGAAGGTACGCTTTGCATGAGCAAGTTCGAATTGAAGGCGCGTTGCCGCGAATCGGCTTACACGGGAAGCAACGTCCGCGCTAGTTAGACACTATCCACAGGAGCAAAGAGCCATGACGAGGAAAGACTACATTTTGATCGCTACCGCGCTGGTAGCCGCGCGATCGTTCTGCGAAACCGACAATCAGCGGCGCGGCGCGGAGAACATCGAAGCGAACGAGTATGAATTTACGGAAGACGGGGAGCGCGCATGAACACCTCCGCGCAAGAGCGCGAACTAGCGCTGCAAACTGAATTCTGGATACCCAAGGGCCGTAAAGGTGGCTCCTGGGTGCCGATGCACGCTGTCCCCGTCGGCAACTACCGAACCTGGCGTCGCGTCCTGCCCGGCCATACGCACAAGGACAAAATGGCGCATTCAATCGCGCGCATACGCGATGTGCGCTGTCCACTGAACACGGTAAAGCGGCAGTGCGAAACCTACCTACAATGGGCGCGCCTCAATGGGCTGAATACGGTAAGCGTGTTCCCCGGAAGCTACGGCCAGTCTGCCGCGAAGCCTTTCGGGTTCACGGCTCGCACCGTTGACTTGGCAGACTACAACGGCGAGCCCGCGCCGGATGAGTATGATTGCTACGGCGACTGGGACCACGACGGACACCCGGCTGACGTTGGTAGTTGCTACAGTCGTGGCATTGCGGTTATTCCGTGAGCGCCCTTTGCGGATTCGTAATCGGCTACACGTTGACGCTCGCCGCTATGGCGATTGCGGAGTGTCGCTCTACGTACTGGTCGCGCGGCGACAGGCGCATCCTGAGCGGATTGCTAGCTACGGCGGCCACTGCCGCGCTCGTATGGTGGCTCGCATGAAACCCGTCGACGCTGCGGTGTTGTTCTACGATCACTTACGCGCCTACGCGCACGGCACGCATACGGAGCGCGGCGCACGCATCCAGGCAGAGCTATATTTGCGGCGCAAGATGCCCGGCGTAGACGCCGACACGGCCGCCGAGTTACTGGCGGAAGCGCTCGCCGTGCGCGCAGCGGCTAAGGTTAACCCGTGACCCCGGCGCGTTGGTGGGCGCTCGCCGTCCTAGTGCTCGCCGCGCTCGCGGCATACCTGGGGTTCATCGCCGCGGTGCTTGCGTTCGGCCGATGGGCATGGATACTGTAGCCCGGACCATATGAACCCCGAGTAGTTCGATCAACTGAAACGGAGAATCGACAAATGAGAACCCTTCACATCTACCAGCTACGCGCCCTTGGCGCGTGCTCAGAGCAGGTAGACCTATTCGCCGAACTGTTTGGCGAATCGGTCGACGTCACCGAGGCCCTGTGCGCGAAGCACTTCGATAAATTCGACTGGAGTTTTGCCGCCAAACTACTTTCACCCCAAGGACAGGCGGAGTACGACCGCGTGACCGGCCCCGCGTCGGCGGAGTACAACCGCGTGACCGGCCTCGCGTGGGCGGAGTACAACCGCGTGACCGACCCCGCGTGGGCGGAGTACAACCGCGTGAACGGCCTCGCGTCGGCGGAGTACAACCGCGTGACCGGCCCCGCGTGGGCGGAGTACAACCGCGTGAACGGCCTCGCGCGGACGGAGTACAACCGCGTGAACGGCCCCGCGCGGGCGGAGTACAACCGCGTGACCGACCCCGCGTGGGCGGAGTACAACCGCGTGCGCGGCCTCGCGTGGGCGGAGTACACCCGCGTGAACGGCCTCGCGCGGACGGAGTACAACCGCGTGAACGGCCCCGCGCGGGCGGAGTACGACCGCGTGAACGGCCTCGCGTGGGCTCGCCTGTACATTGCGGAGGGCGCGAAATGAGAACCCTTCACATCGACCAGCTACGCGCCCTTGGCGCGTGCTCAGAGCAGGTAGACCTATTCGCCGAACTGTTTGGCGAATCGGTCGACGTCACCGAG